ATTTGGTTTTGGTACACCGAAAAGCATTATGGTTGGTTTACTATCCTTCTTTAATAGAGCCGTGTCACCATAATCATCAAATGTGTAGTTTTTCTTAACTTTTACATTATATTCATAACCACTATTATCTGGTTTCTCAATACCCTGTATTGTTATTGAATAAAACTCAATATCTTCATTCACATCTTCTGCTTTATTATAAGCATAAGGGGCAGAAACCGCTATTGTTCCACCAATGTCACGTGTTGCGTTAATAGTTAGCGTGGCAGGTATCCCTGTTGTATCTTTCTTTATTTCATCCCTATTACCATTAAACATTTTAAGTAAAACATTATCAGGATATTCAAAATTCGTCCCAATAACATTACTCTGTAAAAATTCAGCTTGAAGTGTAAATGATGTAACAATTATTTCACCGTTTTTATCAGTAACTACAACATCATATACTCCATTAGGCAAGAAAGTATCGTTCACTTTGATTAAGACATAACCCATTTCTTCAAGTTCTGGTATTTGTCTATTGCTTCCCGAAATATAGACCTTATCTTCAGAAACCGTGAATGTCATTTCAACACCAACACCGCTTATAGTGACCTCACAAGGTAAATCAACAGTACCAAAATCAAAAGCGACATAGCCATCCCTTTCATCGGGCATTAAATCAGAACACCACTCATTTCCAACGGCTTCAACACTAATTGGATTGACTATTTCTTCATCATCATAACAAACACTGAAGAATTGGCTATTAAACTTATCAAGTGCAGTTTTACCATGTTTAAGGCCAAAATAAAAATAGAATGAATTTTCGTATCTTGGCAATCTTCTGCCTGTCGGTTGTCTGTTTTTCTCTAATTCTTTATTATATTTTTCATCATCATAGAAATAAGGATTTCTACCCATTCTGAAATCATAGTACCCTTCGCTAAATTCCTCCATAATATAGTTATAACGATAGGAATTACTACATTTCTTCTGTCTCTCTTCCATATGAGACCTCAATGAGTTGTCAAAATTCTCTTCATATAGATAATCAAAAACATATTCCCTTAGGCCCGTTTCATCACTTAACTTAGTCTGCAGTCCATTAATATTTAATGAGGCAAATGCACTTCTCTCATCTATATTGAACAATTCATCCTTTGAAACAAATCCATCAGGAACAAGATAGTCATAAAAATCATTATAACTTCCATTTTCAGTTGGCTCGCCCGTCAAAACATCCTTTGCTTCATCCAAAGAAACGCCAAATTCACAAATTCTCGACAAATTTATACAGGATTTAGGTAATGTTCTCTGTGAATTACAACCAATACTGTAAAATAACCCGCTATCCTGTGATTTTTCACCCTTATTGGCTGCACATATATCATCATTTAAATTACCCCAATCGGCACCCGTCATTTCGGTTTTACTTTCCTGTGTTACGGTTATATTTTCTCCATCATCACTAAAATTGTTTTCTGGATTTCCACTATCATCAATCGAAACCACTATCACATTATCAGTAAATAACAATGTTGGCGGCATTTTGTATGTCGTATCTTCTAATGATTTAAAAAACTGCGGTACACCCTGCAAATCACAATCATTAAGACTACCAAGTAATACAATATCCGTTGCAAACAACAATTTAACAGCACCATTCATTTCTTTTTCTTTAACAGGTGTTGCTTCTATTGCATTAGTACCTACCCTTTCATCATGGTCATATTCTGCTGCTTGATAATAGTATACATCCTCACCAAGCATTGTTTGTCTTTTTACTATAATACCATTTTGTAAGCCAATATATGCACGTTCATTCAAACATTGTTGTTTTTCAGCATCTTTACCGCAAGTCATAGTCTTGTCCATGTAATATGCCTTTTTCTGTTTCTTTTCAAAGTTTGTATAACTTTGTTCCTTATCTCTACGCACAGCACAAGGGCTAAATATTTTAAGTTTCTTGTTTTGAGGTATTTCACTTGAACACCATTGGTCTTTCGCTTTACGTTTAATCAAACCAAACAACAAACGTTTCTTAGGCGTAATTTTTCTGAACCATAATGGCGCATAAAGAACTCCATTAATCCAATCATTATGGAAATTAAACGATACAACATCATTGTCCTCCGCCAACGCGCTTTCAACACAATTATAAAGTTCACCAGTTGCAAAAGAAACTGTTGTTCTTTCTTCTTCGGGTGTACCATCTTTCTTTTCCTTAGAATTATGATGGTCTTCCGTCCTCTCTCGTATACACTCACCTGGCATATGTGCACCAGTAAGAAGAATGTTACCACAACCAGGATAGAACGTATTATTATGTGTTACATTATCACCACAAAAATCAGATGATATTGCAATACAAGAAGGAATTGCCTTTTTAGTCCAATCCGCAAGCAAACAGAAAGGTTTAGCAATGGCTTTACCAACAAGAGGGACTTTTCGTATTGCCTTACAAATACCATTAAATACTTTATAAATCATACAGAAAGGATAAGAAATCAATGTCAAAATCTGATTAAGAAAAACAATCAGATTTATAAATGCTTTCGCAATTACACAAATTAATCTATATGTGAACGTCAGTTTAATCGTCAAATTGTTATAAGGCATTGGGTTATTATCCCCAAAATGGTTAATCAATTTAATACCTGTGTGTTTTCTATTTTTAACCCACGTGTTTTTTTGTAATCTTGGAATATAATTTTTAACCGTATATACCTTATTCCATAACAAGTCACGATAGTTTTCATCCTTTGTCGCAGTACCAAACTCATAGTCAACTTCCTTAGTTTTAGTGAAATTGGGGTAACGTTCCTCATCCAAACGTGGATTATTAGGCACTAAGTATTGGCATCTGTTCCTTGCTGTATTGTCATTTGGTACTTTATCTAAAGAAATTCTGAAACGAACACGTGTTCTCGTTGGAATACCCTTCTCAGGATTATCACTTGGGACAATGTTTCCGTATTCATCGGTCATTATATAGTCAAGGTTCATCGGTATTTGATAACACCAAACGCCATCACCGTCAATCAACCTATTACCCCTAATTTGAAATGATTCTACCTTATTGTCAATGGTTTTTCGTATCATTTCAATTGTACCTTCACCCGAAACGAGTTCTGACATTTTACCCGAACCAGTAGCACCTGCACAATTTTTGCTTATTGAATTACTTGATGTGTCTGTAACAATGCTGCCCATAAAGACACAAGTGGGTTCAAACTTATAACCAAGTTCGATATCACACCTTGTTATCGCAACATTGTCATCGTTTTCAGTAGTATCACCCCAAAAAGGATAAACATATACACCTTTATCCTGTGTATAGATTTGTGCAAGAGTATCAAGATTAGTACTTTTCTTAAATTTATTTGGTGACTCAAAATTATTAATATCATAGCCCTTGTAAATCATATCACGTGGTCGTTGACTTAGCATACCAATATCCGATAAATCCAAATCAACATGAAGTGTATGACCACCTGTCGGCACGCCAAAAATCATATAGTCACCAGCATTATTCGTTACAGTAGTATAAACATAATATTTATCAAAAATTTCAATAATGTCATTATTGTCCAAAACAAGACGTTTGTTGGGGAATGTACCAACATTCTGATGACAAGCATCATCAACAAAATCAGGTAAAAGATTATACCTTACACCGTCTTCATTGGTATTCATTGTTGACTTATAAGGATACAATAATCTCTTTGTGAAATTTTCATCTTCTTCACTCTCTATAAAAATAGAAACCTTTGCATTTGGTACACCAAAACCACCATTGGCAAGAACACGACCAACAATTACACCATAATCGGACTCATAAAGTTTATATGCATTTTTTTGGTCTAACTTTAATGACAAAATCTCAAAACTGTCAAAAGTTTGTTCAAGTTGAACATTTATGACACTATCGGCTTCACTACCTACTTTGGTTCTAATCCTGTAACTCTTACTTTCTTTCATTATTTCTTCAATCTACGAGGTAATTTTAATTTAAAACTTGGCTGTACTCCGAAAATTGTACATCCTGCAACATAAAGTGTAACAGGTATTGCCATAATAATAATTAACACGGCACATAAAATTCCAAACGGTAAACCAATCAAAAAAGCAAAAATTTTTGTAAAAATGTTGTCTTTTTCTTCGGTTTGACCCGGTATATGTTCATCTGAATAAGGTTCAATAGCATCATACTTCTTTTTACAATTACAAGCCATACATTTTTTTCTATAAAGATAATTAATAACATACTATTTTTCAATAAAAAAAAGCATCCCAATTTGGAATGCTTTTTATTATCTAAATTTCATACTATAAATTAATAGCGTCTTCTATTTATAGTTTTTCTGATTGATTCCCTAACTGCGCGACGAATTCTTGATTCACCCATTCTTGAATCAATCTCTCCATTATCATGGTTAAAGATGCTACCTTCATTACGAACCGCATCATAGAAACCTCTACCAACTGTATCAATAAGTTCAGTTTCACTCATAATGTTGTCGTTACCTCCATTTTCATGGTTATAACGTCCGGTTACACTATCAACCCTATAAGTATCAACATCAATACCAACACAAAGTAGTGACGTACCATATTCATCAGTTGGATAACCATTTGGTTCAGGTCGCATACTCTCAAATCCTTCTCTTGCGCATACAACAAACATAACACCACTATCCTTACTGTATATGTCAAACATTCTTGGCTCTTTACATATTGACCACGTGGTGTATCTAGCAAATTGTCGTGCATCTTCAAACGAATTAAGTGGGATAAAGTCATAGTTTCCTGTTGGGTAATCACCGGTATCCAATGCCTCTCTAATCACTCTTCTAACTGATTCCTTAATAACTCTATGCAGTCCTCTTTCTGATAATCTTATTGTTCTTTTCATAATTAATTCGATGTTTTTTCTTATAAATAGTTGTTTAATTGGGAAAATGCAGTATATTTGCAATAATTAGATATCTTTTATTGGCGTTGTTTTACGTTAACTTTAATATCTTTTTCCTTATATTTGATTTCAAACATACAGTTACTTTCTGTGAAAAGAACCTTATCTGATTTTTTAAGGTCAATTCTTCTTTCTAACAGGTCATTCCTATCTTCATCATAAAGTTTTCCACATTCATCATAAGACATTATTTCTTGTGTTGTCTCATTATCTGAATATCCGTCATAAGAGCCAACTTTGTTATAAACACGTAATTCTATAAGATTTTGAACACCATCAAGTTTGGAAATTTCTTTTTCCAAATCACCAATGAAGATATCCTCACCCATTTTATGTCTGCGAACATCCATATAGTCATAAATCTTATCTATAACACGTTTTACCACTTCTGCCTTATCATATGCTTTATCAACAAATATATCAACCTCAAAATAAAGATTAATTATCTTTCCTGAACGCATTTCAACCATATCATTAATCATCCTATAATTTGAAAGGTAATTCTTAATGTTTGTTGCAACGGGTTCCGCTAATTCACTTCTTAAACGCCCATTATGGTCAATGCCCAACATATAAACCATCACTTTGTTATTTTCCTCGATTACACCGCATCTAAACGGGCAACCGTACTTTGCAGGAATTTCCATTATTCTCGCGTTATAATCATGTAAAGTAACACACCTGTTTTGGCTTGCATTGTTATATTTGATTAACCAACGCATTTCCTCAAAAGATGGTTCATCTTTTCCACCGTATGAGGGTGTTGTATTTGTAACAGTTAACGAATCAAGTACCTGTCTCTTCTTTGTAGCGTCATAATAATCTTCACAATTGCCTTCTATCTCAATATTTTGATAGATAAACTTATTCAGGGTATTTGTTGCAATATTACTTTGTTCACCGCCACCTACACGATAAAGAATGTACATTGTACTATCTTTCTCAGGCAAAACACCCATATAATCATTTGCTGCCATTCTACACATCATATATTGTGTAAACGCTTTTGCTTCCTCAGGTATTTGGCCATATTCGTTTTTAAGACCCTTTCCGAATATAATTCTCAACGCCCAATTGTTTGTGTATTCTGTGACAAATTTGTTTTTAAGTTTTTTCCATTTTCCCCTTACAACATATCTTGTTGGAACTGACTGAAGAACTACTCTCTCACCGTCACTACCTAATGCATCATATTCTTCTTTTGTAATAATGTCATTAAGATATTCTTTATTTCTATATTGATAGATAGAATAACCACTTGCTGCTGTATCAACAATTGAAATATATGTTTTTACAACATAATTCTCTTTTTCTTCATTTGATAAACCTATATAGCAATCAAGTGGTATCTCCGCACCCGATACATTTTTAACATTAAAGGTATAAGGAGAATATTTCGCTTTTTCTGTGTCTGAAGGTAATGCATTAAAGTCAGCCGATGTTATGATTTTAGAATATGAATAAGGTTCATAATCGTCTTTAACAGCATTACCTACTTCAACATATGTCAATTCAGCCGGCTCCCATATGGGATTATAATATTTTTCACCTTTTTGTATTTCATAACCATATCTATACTGTTCAACAAGGTTATCGACTTCAAAAAACCTGTTTACCTTCAATCCAACACCACTTTCATCACCACAATTATATGTCCTTTTATCTACGTATTCCTCCTCGTCAACATAAAACTCCTCGATTAACGGGTCATCTGAAATTGTTGTTCCTTCCTTTACAATAATACTCTCTACCCCAAGTATATTTTGGTCTTCAAGCAACACTTCCATAAATGGCCTTATATCTGAGTTACTAATGACCTTTTTGTAGACCTTTGATTGTCCTGCCACCGCAATGGCCAATTTTTTATAAGTGTAACTTATGATATTGCCATTAGTGTCTCTTGTTGGTATGATTTGCCTGTTTGAAATGCCGTTTTCATTAAACTGTTTTGAAAAATCAACATCTTCCGACAATTCAAATGTTTGTAAGCCTGTTGACAACAGGGTTCCACGTTTAACTACCGGTGCATAATTTTCATCTGCTTGACTTAAATCACCATCCGAAACTGAACCTTGTGCATTAAGTGGCAATTCACAAGTAAGTTCAACCTCAACAATGGCTGCTTTTTTTCCCGGTATTTTACAACCCAAAGTCCTTGCCATATTAAGTAAAGAATTTGGGTCATTTGCAGCATCCAATGAAGTTTCCTGATAAGCCCTATCAATATTATAACTTAAATTGTCCGCAATATCCGATACAATATCAACAAACCACGAACCTACTGATGCATCATTAAAACTGTCAAAAACATCAGGGTAATATTTCCTTGAAATATCTAAAATTGAATTACGATAATCCTCATAATTCCTCGCCAAATAACTTATTCTTCTCTCGGCCATTTACATTCATTATAAATTGGTTATTATTTCATCTTCGTATTCTGCCCCATTTTGTGAAACTGTATATTTTATACTAGCCACAAGCCCACGACCATCATCAACTTCATATACATTTATTTTGTTAATATGACAATTCGGTATATTATTGGAAATCATATCTCTTATTTCTCTAACGACATCATCCCACGTTTGACTGTCATTAGGATTAAAAATGAATTGAATTAATTTTGAACCAAATAGAGGTTTTCTTAATCTTTGTCCAACGGGTGTAAAAATCAAATGCATTATCTGTGACTTAACACTAGCTGCTGGATTTAAATCCAAGTCAAGAAATGTATTTTCAAATGATTTCACTGTTATGGGAAATGATATTCCGTAATGTTGTCTTCTTGCCATATTGTATATGCCTTTTAAAAGAAATATATGTAAAATTATTTTAATTTTCAACAGTATTGAACTGTTTATCTACAAGACTAAACGAAGTTTTAAACTCACTTAACGGATTATCCTCACTACCGTAACCAATTAAAGTTATAAACCCCATAATAATATCATTATCAAAAGTGATTCTGACATCAAACTGCTTACCTAACCTTGCACCATTCTCTGTAGCGGGTTGTAGAATATATCTTTCATCTTCTATATTGAAATCACACCCAAATGAATTGATTATTGCTTCATATTCCTCAAGCGTTTTCTTTTCATCATTATAAAGTCTCTTAGTTAAACCATATTCTTTTGCCTTTTCCTTTATCTGACGTATTCTTGTAGTTAATCTTGTTGCTTTTCTGCCTCTGTTTTTAATGATATTGTCACCAACATTTCTAGGACGCGCTTCATTTAAATATCCTGAAAGCACTTCCCTTGTCACTTTCTCTATTATTCTATCGTTGATTATCATCATCTTACTGTTTTTTAATAAATATTGTTCAAACTGGTTTTAATAAAAAATGCACCGTTTTAATACCATTTAAAACGATGCAAAATCATTAAAACTTGAATAGAATATTAAGATTCTTTAACTACCCATCCATTTTCTGTTTTAAATATTGTTCTCTGATTTCTAGAACCTTTAAATGCTAACGTGGTATCTCTCAATTCTTCAACAAAAGGCCCATCAACAATCACATCAACATATTCTTCAATCCCGTTGAATTTAACGAAATCCTTATTGAAACAGTAACCCGTATAAAGCCATATATCTTTCTTCGGGAACTTTTGTTTCACTTTCTTTACAAGTTCAAGGACATCTTCTGCACTGTCTATTGGGTCACCACCCGAAAGAGTTAAACCCTTTACATACGGTAAATCAAGGATTTCAAACAACTTGTTCTCAACCTCTTCATCAAATTCCCTGCCATAGTTAAAATCCCAAGTTTCAGGATTATGACATCCTTTGCAGTGGTGGGAGCAACCAGAAATCCATAATGTTACACGGTTTCCTAAACCGTTATTAACATCAGTATAAGTTATTTTGACATATTTCATACACAAACCTCCCTATTATGCTTAACTCTTTCTTCAGTTTCTTTTTGTTTGCCTTCGTTAAAGGCTGTTTTGTAATCACCTGTCAAATAACCTGTTACTCGTCTTAATCGTTGGATATTGCTACTTCCGCATTGTGGGCAAGTATCACCTATCTCATCAGTATATCCGCAATCATTACAAATATCATTAGGCACATTAATAGCAAAGTAAGGAATATCCTTATCCATTGCATAATTTACAATCGTTTCTAATGCCTCGATGTTATGTTTAGTTGTACTTGGAAGTTCAACATAAGTAATACAGCCGGCAGAAGAATAACCCGTAAGTTGTGACTCAATATCAATCTTCTCAAACGGTGTCATTTCATGCCATACTGGTACATGCATTGAATTTGTGAAATAATCCCTATCAGAAACGTTCTTTATCACACCATATTCATCCCTAAACCGTTTCATTGCCGTATAACACAAATTCTCAGCAGGTGTATAATAAACACCAAAGTTCAATTTATATTCTTCCTTAAATTCTGCACAGCGTTTTTTAAACAAAGCCTCAATCTTTTTGGCAAGTTCCATTCCACGTTCTTCTGTGTGGTCGCACTGTATAAGGATTTGCAGAGTTTCTGCAAGGCCAAGTTGTCCAATCACAATGGTGCCATGTTTTAATGCTGACCTTATACCTTCTTCGGGAACATAACCTGCCATTGTATTGTTTTCCCACATAAATTTTGCACTTGCAGGATTTTGACTACAAATCCACTCAAAGCGTTCAATCAACATATCCTTAGCATCACTGATATTTCTATCAAGAACACGCATAAAATGAGCAACGATTTCATCATTTGAGCATACTCGTTCTTCTTTTTTCGCTTTTGCCCAAACAAACTGTTTTGCTTGCATTGCAAGTGTTGGTAATATGATAGTAACAGGGCAAATATTACCTCTACCGTCTTTTAATTGTCCTAAACCGTTAATATCAAAACCATTAGCAGTTCTACAACCCATCGTACTGAAATATGTTCTTGGGTCATTAATATCATAACCAGCATTACCACTCCAATCACAGTTTGCATAATTAGGATATAATCTCTTTGATGTTGATTCAAGAGCCAATTTGAACAAATCGTAATTTGGTTCACCTTCTTTTCTGTTCACACCTTTCATCATCTGGAAAATGCCACAAGGGAATATTGATGTCTTGTGAAATCTTCCCATACCTTCAATCGACACTTCAAGTATCGCTTTTATTACCATTCTACCCTCTGTCAAAGTACAAGTACCATAATTAATTGAACTAAATGGTAATTGATTACCACTACGTGATTGTAGTGTATTCAGATTGTGATACATTCCCTCAACTGCTTGATGAATTTCCCTATTGGTCATATCCATTGCAAAATTATAGACTTTGCGGTTTTTCTTGTAAAATTCATCATCAATAGATAATTCTGTGATATTATCAATCTTCTCCAATTCCTCATTCTTCAAATACTTCATACCGTCACGGTAATGTTTAAAGAATGATTTTCTGACATAAGGAACCATTGTCCAATCAATATGGCTTGCAGAAACACCACCAAACTGCTGCAATGACTGCAATTGGAATAATACTGCGACAAGTTGCATTGCAGTATTTACACTATTTGCTGGTCGTACATCACATTGTCTTGTATTAAACCCATTAGCAAGTAAATCATCCAACGGTAAAGTCAAACAATTATGCATACCAACAGCATAAGAGTCAATATCGTGAACGTAAATCTCATTGTTAAGGTGTTTTCTTCTCGCTTTTCTTGACATACAATAATCAAGAGCATATTCCTTTGTAACCAATCTTGTTGCTTCACCCATTCTACCCCCAAATGAATGTTCGTCAAGATTCGCATTTTGGTTCTCAACATCCTCGGCCATTAACTTCTTGGTAAGGCCTTTAATTAACTTGTCTTTATTCTCGCGAATAAGTTTGTGGTTGTAACGATAGATGATATAAGCTTTTGCAACTTCTTTGTCTACTTCCATCAGACAATTCTCAACATCATCTTGGATTTGTTCTACATGAACCTGTGTTTCATCACCCTCATTTACATTATATTTGTCCGCAATACAATCAAAAAATGAAGGTGGGACTTCTTTACCACACGCTTCAAATGCACGAGAAATAGCATTTTTTATCTTCTCTATCTGGAAGACTTCTGTAGTTTTGTCTCGCTTTATTACTTTCATAAATTATTGTTTATTTTGTGAATTATATAATATACATATCTAACAATTTTTTTAATTTTTTTGAAAAAATTGTCAAAAAAGCGTAATCACTTATATATCAGCATGAAAATTTTTTTAATATTTTGAAGCGGCTCTTGTATTCTTCAAAGATTGTTTTGCTATCTTATTTTGTTGGCTTTGCATACCACTTTCAAAGACTTCATCATCTACTTCACCCCTATCTGACATGTCAAATTTACAAGTACCATTATTAAATTTGACATTGTTGAATTTATCCGTGCCAATAGCAACCGCACGTAATTTCTGAATGAAAACATTAAGCCTGTGTTGGGATTTCTGTTCATCTGTTCTTGCCAGCGTAATTATAACGTGTCCGATTTGGACCTTTGCAACTGAGCCACCTGCATGCATAAGACCTACAAAATCAGCACCAAGTGAACTTTTTGTACCCTGCACTGGAACCCATAAGGCAATCTTTTTCTCCTTACAAATACTCTCCAACTTTCTCATTGTAATACCTTCCTTAGTCCACTCACTTTCATTAAAACCCTGTGCTTCTTCGGGTTTCAGACATTCAAAGTAGTCAATTATAACAAGGTCAGGTTTAAACCCTCTCGCTGTATAAGACTCAATTTTTCGTTTGATTTGTGATGCGGTAACTTCACCAGAAGATAATTGTTCGCCCATAATATTCTCTTTGAGCATTTTTCTTTCTTCTGTCAAGTTCTGAAGGTCTGCTATTGCCTTTGGGCGTATTTGTGGGTCACTAAGATTCATAGCATCAATATCAAGAATATACCCATAGTATTTTCTTCTAATTGATTCATCGGTATCCTCAAAATAGAAATGAAGTACCTTATAGCCTTGATAATTGTTGTCCTTTGTTTTTGACAACGCTGCTGCTGCTGCAAAACCTGTACAAATACTTGTTTTTCCAACTCCCGATGGGGCAACAATGACACCAAGTTCACCTCTACCAAGGCCACCATATAACGCTTCATCAAGTTCTGGTGTACCAGTTGTTATAGTTTCACGATAATCTTCTCTAAGGTCATTTTCTATATTTTCGAACAAATGCCATCCATATTCTTCTTTGGTATTTGTTTCAAGTGCCGTTTTAAACAAGTCCTCTATTTCATAGTACTCACTATAATTTCCGCGTTTAATAATATCATTTGCCTTATTTATTGCTTTCACAAGGTTCTGTTGTTTGAAAAATCTTTCAGATTCATCTTCAATAAGGTCAAGGCCAACAAGGTCAATGTCTTGAATTTTTTTAAGCAATTCTAACATTGACATCACTGTTATGGAATCACTGATATTCTTCCTTATCAATATGTCCATTTCACCATATGTGCATACCACTTCTTTTTCATTGTAACGGCTTTTAAGAAAACCGACAATTCTTCTTAGGTATTCATTGGTGAACATATTTTGGTCGATAATCTGTTCCAATGAAATAAAAAAATTTTTATCTTCAAAGAAACATTTTACCAATTTTATCTGAAAATCTTCTCCTAAATAACCAAGTGTACTTTTATCTACTGTTTTAGCCATAAACTTTATTAAAAAAGTTAAAATAAGTGGCGGTTTTTAAAAATTATACCGCCACAATAATAGTATGAACTATAAATTAACAATATTTTTCAAAATGGTCCCATTCACCGGGTGTTAAACCACCACTGTCAGCATATCTTTCACAACGATTCAACCATGCATTATATTTACGTGTCTTATCACGTGTCCACTTGTAATAAGAATCAACAAGTTTTCTGTTATTATTGGCATAATAATACTCCTTTGGACCAACAGTCTTTACAGGATGTGCATGTGCTTTTTTCTCAGGATGTGAATTTCCTGACACCAAATCAAAAACTCGTACTTCTTCGTATTTTTCATTGTCAAATTCCAATGCGCACTTTTCAAAATTGATAGTATGAGTATATGCATCAGGGTTATCAAAATTACCACTCATGGCATCAACGATTTTTCTAATCATATAATACACCAAATCAACCCTGTCAAGTTTAAGGTAATTGGAGATACCTTCATTTGATGTAAAATTCACATTACCGGTTTTTGTGTACCCTGTAATGGAATTGGACAAATCAACACTGTTCCTAACAAACTTAGGATATACACTACCATCCCATATTCTTTCAAATACGTTACGGTCATCAATTAGAAATTCAAATTTGAATACAACATCCCAAGGTTTTGTATCCTCATCATCATAGACATCATTAATGTCATCTGAATAATTAAAATATGTTTTATCAACTATTGTTCCATCAGACAGATACACACTACCACTGATTTCATCATTGATTAGTAGATACAAGTCGTTAAGATTTTCCATGTTATTACTGAAACCAGTAAGTTTAACTGGTTTATCATTAACAATTGACTGATAAAGTGAACTCTTGTAGTTCAAATCATCTTTAATCATTTCAACACACTCTTCAAGTGTTTCAAGTAATTCCTCTGAACCAACCGAATCAGGATTAAAGCCCATTATCTTGAAATACCTTTGGCATATGATGTTGTCATTAATCCACAACAAAAATTGAAATCTTTCCTTGTACGCCTCATTACTAACGGCATTCTTCTTAATTTCTTTCTCCATATAAATCTAATTTAATATTAAAGCACATAAACCTATTGTTTTTCTTTACAAATATACTACTTTTTTTGTTAATCAAAAACCTTTTTTCAAGAATTTTTCTGTTCTTTATCTATAAGATATTTAAATTCTGTAAAAAAACTGGCAAATTTACTTTCATCTTTTAATTCGTCTACATCCGCAAGATTTAATATTTTATACAAATTCTCAAAACTTCTACCTTCAGGGTCTATTTGGTTATACCTCATCGAGTCAATAATTTCTTTTGCTTCCTCCGTCAGAATGGGTTTTCTTAAATTAATTATTTTTTCGTTTATTTCGTATATTTTTTCCCCTTGGCACCCATCGGTTACACGATTTACTATATTTTCTGCCCATTTAAGTGGTTTTTTCTTTTCTTTAACACGTGTTTCATTCAATAATTTCGCTTTATCAATGACTTCCTGTAATGTCACTTCTCGTTCCTTTATTTCAGGAAAATTTTTAAACAATGTTGTTTCTCCAACACCTTTTATCCCTTTAATGCTGTCTGATGCATCGCCACATATAATTTTCTTTAAAAGTACATTACGATAATCATAACCTATCTCTTGGGTATGATTTTTGGTTGTTAAAAAATTTTTAAGTGAAGGGACATAGACTATAACATCATCACTTATTAACTGTGTCAAATCTCTATCATTAGAAACAATTACAATTCTTTCATTAGGTTTTTTATTCAACACATAATAACCAATAAAGTCATCTGCTTCAACCTTGTCTGCTAAACATTGTCTTACGTACAACTCTTCAAGACATTGCATTACTACTTCACGCTGTTCATAAAATATCTCTTTCTCTTTTTTTCTTTCCTCTTGTTCCTTTTTATTTTTTGCACGGAAATATCTTTCCATATTTCTAATTCTTGCGTTAACTTCCTTCATGTAATCGGAAAGTCCATCTTCAAGTTCAGATTCATAATCCTTATCTCGGTTCATTTTATATTCTTTATTCAAAAGATAACGATAAAACCCAGAATTTTGTCCGTCCCAAAAAACATATACATAACGAAAATTGCCCTTTCTAAGTAGAAGTTTTAACTGCAAAAGGAACTGGAAAATACCACCAACAGTTTTCCCGTTGCTTGATACTCTCCTGTCCCCTAACGATGACAGTTCTAAAACATTAGAACCATCAACAAGTAGTGTAGTAAATTGTTTTTCACCAATGTTAGGCTTATTTTCCTTTATCTTCTTTGGTATTGGTTGCATTAGATGAAGGTATTGTTAATTTTGTCTTTAAAAAACAGAAAATCTGACCTTTCTTTGAAATGTATACATCTTTTGTAAAATCAATGTCCTTAGGGTCATACTTAACGTAATCATCACGAGATTCAAACATGATAACCTTAGGAAGTGTATCTAAATCCTCGGTCACACCATCTGTATCCATTAACATTTCAAACACATCACCAGGAATTGGTGTATACTTTTCCTCGTCTAAATTGTACTTCGCTTTTTTAATTAAAACTACTTCCATTTTATCTTTCTTTTTATTATTAAACTTAATTTAATCATCCCAACGGTCTGCAAGTTCACGTAAAGACTTTGCAACTTCGCTATTGCCAATATAGTAGCCGTGTTTCACGAGCCACAGTTCTAATTCTTCAATATGTTCTTCATCCATCTTTTAACCCTCCATAGAGCCTTCTTCTGTAAATTCTATATCATCAGCAGATACGTCATTAAGTTTACCATCTGCCATTTGTTTGATTTTTTCAAAAATGTGTGGTAACTCCTTCTTCTTATACTCATCAAGTTCATCTTCAGAGATAATGCCATTATGTACACAACATATAGTTCCATTATAAACAATGTTAAACGGAACAGGTAACTGTGTCTTGAATACACTTAATTTTGCAAGTGTACCATATTGATATTCCTGACCTTTAAGTGTTGCTTTTAACTTCTTTGTGGCAGGTTTTGCAGTACCGCCACAATGTATTCCTAAACGTGTTGCATAAAAGATAGCCTTTCCACCATTGTTTTCAACAGAAACTGCGCCACCCATTGAATTCATTGAATCTTGCCAAATCTTATTAACAACCAACAATGTATTTGTGTATGGTGAACCTACTTCCTTTGATGCTGAAATACGTCCAAAAATTGGTTTAAATGCAACTGCAATTGCATTTGCATCGAACTGATTGTTACCCACCTTTGATGCATATGACTTATATGATTGGATACTGCCAACTGAATCCCAAACAAACAGAAGAGGCATAGGAATTTCTCCATTATCCTGTTTATCAAGGAAAGTGTTAATAATGTAAGCAATATCCTCAATCACGGCAACCTTGCGTTTTTTAGCCTTCTTTGTTCCTGTTGAGTAGTCCATATCACCACAAAATTCACAAATCTTAGAATTAGTGAACAATATGTAATCGCCCTTCCAATTTGTAATTTCATTCTTTATAGTAACTTCACCCGTCTCTTCATCAACATATTCAACATCTTCATAAACAGGTTCAATATCCATTCCGCAATCCTTTGCATATTGGAAATCAAAATTACCCTCTGTTTCAAAAATAACAGGTAAAATTCCTTGTCTCATTGCTGCTGCTATAGCGCAATTTTTAATTGTACTTTTTCCTGTATCAGACCAACCCCTAACAGTTGTTACACCTCGTCCCATAGGTATTCCTGGTAATTTTAACGCATCCTGAAATCCCTTCGGCATAATAATCCACTCCAATTCCTTATCTGCAGTTTTTGCAACCTTTTCGCCCAATAAGTCGTTTTTCAGATTTTCAACACTAAATTTAGTTGCCTTTATGCCGGCACCTTTTTTAATTGCTTGTCTTGCCATAAATTACATTAATTTAAAAGTTTCTGATTATCTTGCATCTTTTGCTTTTGTAACAAAGTATAATAACAATTCCTACATAAAGTGACATACATATCATTTCCACCAATAACAATCTGTTCACCATCGGTTATAAGTCTTCCCGATGAATCAAAACGCGCATTAAATAATGCCTTTCTTCCACAAGAACAAGATGATTTAACCTCTGTTATATCATCCGCAATTTCCATAAGCCTTCTTGAACCTTCAAATAAATGCGTAGTGAAATCAGTTCTAAGTCCATAACAAAGAACGTTTATCTCCAATTTATCAACAATTTTTCCTAAGGAATCTACTTGTTCAGAAGTAAGGAATTGACATTCATCAACAAGTAACCATAAAGGCTTATCCAAACCAACCAATGATGCTTCAACAATGTAGTTATCAATTACTTTGTATAAATCATCGTCAGGTAATATTGAAATACATTCTCTTTTAATACCAATCCTTGACGCTATAACATCATCGCCATCACGTGTATCTATCGATGACTTAAGACACAAAAATGGTATATTTCTCTCATTAAACTGAAATGCTTGCATTAACAGCATTCCTGATTTACCAGCGTTCATTGTAGAATATTTGAAATATAACTTTGCCACTATCTTTTTTTTACAAATATACTACAAAAAAACCATACAGAAAAATAAAATCGCGATTTTTTTATGTTATTTTTCCATCAACATATATGGTACCATTGGTTATAACCTTGACTCGCGTGTCGCCAATAACTGCATAAGCACGTCCACCATCAAAATCATCAATAACATCATCAAACCATGTCTGCGGACATAGAATTCTACCTGATGTATCAATAAAGTTACATTTTTCTTTAAGTTTAATAGAAGCAAAACCTTCATTAAAAGGACTTGCATCATCATACCATTGATTTGGTGAAACCAAAGTTAGTGTGTCTCTTTTAATGAAATTATATTTTTTATTTAATACAACCAAATAGCAATCATCATAGCAAGTACCAATTCCGTCATACCATTGTTCAAGCAACACATTTCCATTTCTATCTACAAGATTATATTTGTCGTTCAATTTAATTATTGATTTACCTTTATAAAATCTCCATACCCGATTAGGCCAACAATCAATCAAAAAATTCCCATTGGTATCAACAAAATTCTCTTTATCACCCATTCCTACTTTGGCAAGGCCATTTTGAAAAGATTGTGCATCGTCAAGCCAATCATTAAGTAAAAAACTTCCATCGGGCCTAATGTAATTGTATTCACAATGCCTCCAATCATCAGTTTTTCTTCTTCCAACATAAGCAAGGCCATCATAAAAATTATCAGCGTCTTCAAACCAGTCATTAGAAATAAACCTACAATATTTATCTATGAAATTCTGATGTTCATTTTTAACAACCCTACGGCATCCATCATCTATACCAGCAATATAATCAAACCAATCACTAAATACAATTTCACCTTTTTCATTTAACATATTATACTTATCGTTAAGTATTACAACAGCAAAACCATTATCAAAAAATTCTTGTATGTTATCAAACCATTTTTTACTTAAAAATCTCTTATTATTTTCATCGTAGATGTTCCATTTTGTATTTAACTTAACATAGAAGTAACCACCTTCTTCTTCTGACTCATCAAATACTTTCCAAACAGGTTCACCATTCTTCAGGCATCGCATTGCATAGTCAAACTCGTTTTTCCAATTATTATTAGGTTCAAAAGTTGAATAGAAGTTAACGCCCAAAAGTTCACTTAGTTGTTTAGCGGTAAAAAGATGGCCATCAGGTGCATCTGGCGAGTTCCATCTGCTTGTACAGGTTTTAAGTCTGCCATCTTCATCCACACATACCGCAATCATTGATAACCCATACGAATCATAAGGGTTATTCTCTCCCATTTCTCTCTTTGCTTCTTTAAAATCATTCCTAAGGCAAAAATAGAACTGTCCAATACCACCGTCTGTATAGTGATTAAAATAACTTGGTTCTCTTGTTACACACCAGTCTGTATATTGATTATAAGCACTTGCTTGCTCATAACTATCTATTTTTATTATAGTATAATCATTGTTTTTAGAATACTCAGTTGAATTTACATCATTTTTTTCGTTTTCCAAATCTTGTTGAATTTGTTCAGCAAAACAGTTTATCACCCCTTGGGCCGACAAACCATTCAGATTACGGTCAAAATTATTGATGTGTTCATTGCTTGCAGCATAACCCAAAGCAATTTCAAACTTATTCTTTATACTGTCATCATTAAACTCATCATTTAACAATAATCTTGTTGTTCCTAATATGAATTTTGCCGTTTTTTCATTTCTTAATGCAGGAAAAGTATTACGTACACGATTTCTTACATAATTGTCGGCTTCTTCTTTGGTGCAGCCATCATGTTTCATAACCAAATTAACAGCAGCAGAAATCGATTTTGATTCCTGACTTTCCATTAAAAGCATATAGTCCCTAAAACTTTCATCTATACGCTTCATTACATCTATTATTTCTTCAATATGCGAAGTCATACCGTTTTTATTATAAATATTGAAAATGATTATTAAAAAGAAAATGCGGCCATTTCTGACCGCATTTATCATATTAGGTTACAAACAGTTTCATTTAAAATGGTAAATCATCCACTATATCATTACTTTCTGTTTCTTCAGTAACTTCTTCAACTTCATCATTTGTTGTTTCTTCCTGTGTTTCTTCAGTGTTTTTTTCATCTTCATCATCAGACTCTGACTCAGTGGTTGAAACCCATTTCTTTTTTGTTTTATCATAGATTGGTATTCCACCATCTGCTATGATTTGCATATATTCAGGAGACTTGATTGCATAAACATCTGTCCATATTTTTTCATCGTTAATCCACTCCATTATTTGTTCGTCATCCTTTGAAATTGGTGTGGGGAAACCAGCATCTGCAATACTTACTGAATACTTCTTAGAATCTGCATCATATGTTGATGTAACAATAATGTCCCTTCCATTCTTCAGGTCAAATATATTGTATTTTTCACCTGTCTGTTCTACCGACTCCTTGTTACGTATATCATACAATTCTTTCAAAAGGTCAAAAATTCCAGTTCCACCCGTATGTTCATTAAAACGCCAAAACTTAACGCCATCTTCTTCGTGTCCCCTTTCTATTACACGAACAATATAGGTTTTCTTGGCTCTATAGTCAGAACCTATCTTTTTAAACGCTTTTTGTTCGGGTTCGGTTTCAGCCTCATTCGCTTTCTTATAATATTCTCTTGACTTGTCACACAAAGGACAATGTGAAAATTGCCCTTCTAATTTCTCATCATTCAGACAAATGAATTTTTTAAAACCACTCTGTGAAATCTCCTTATCAACTTTAAGTGAGTGTATATGGGTTGAGAAAAATGCTTTAAAATTATCAAAACCCTTAAAATACCTTTCAGTTCCATTGATTGGGAGCAACCTTATCTTTGATACCTTCTTTTTTTCTCCCTTTTTAGGCTTCTCATTAAAATAATTCTTTTCATCAAATTCAAATTTCGGCTTGTAATCATTCTTCCTGCCTTTTTCATCCTCAAATTGTTCTTCAATCATTAATCTTTCATCATTCATAAGTCAATCTTATTTTTAATTTTATTTCATACTTTCATCTTTCATTCACTTTCTATACAAATATACTATTTTTTTATCTAAAAACAAAGAAAAAACTGTTGTTCTTTAAAAATCAAGATAATCTCTTAACTCTTTTGGAAATTCCAATGAATCTGCAAGGGACCTTTTATCAAGATTTTCAAGGTCTTCTCGTCTAATTTCAAATTCTTTATCCTCATCCTTCGGTGAAACATCATTATCGTAAATGATATTGTAATTGGGGTTTTCTTCACGTTTTTTATCCCAATAATCACGTGGTGTTTCTCCATATGGATAAGATGATTGTGAACGTATATTCATTCTTTCTTCAGGAGTTGGGTTTCTACGTTCAATCTCGTGCCTAAGGTCTTGGATTTGTCTTTCATTATCCTTTATGGCATCAACAAACTTTGTAGTGACTTTCAACAATGCTGAAATCTTATCATTTACACCATCGATTTTGTATTCTGTGGCTTCCTGAGACTGTGTGAGGTCATCAACATCAATGACATCTTCATCTTCGGCTTCCTCATCTTCCATATCTTCTGGTGGCATTTCGTCACCTTGTGGTTCTTCAGGACCAGGAAATTCATCACCTTGTGGTAGAGAATTATCCGTTGGGGGCATATCGGCAGTTGGGTCTTGTCCCATACTGTCATCAGGGCCTTGTGGACCGCCCATACCATTATCGGGACCCATACCAGGACCCTGAGGGCCACCCATACCTTGGTCCATTCCACCACCATTCATACCATTATCGGGACCCATACCAGGACCACCTTGTGGACCGCCCATACCGTTATCAGGACTCATACCAGGACCCTGAGGGTCACCCATACCCTGACCCTGTTGGTTGTTCATACCTTGGCCAGGAGACATTCCTGGACCCATATCCTGATTGTTCTGGTTATTGTTCATGAAAGGGTTATCTTGGTCATCATCTGCCTCAGCAAGACCTGTCTTGAAAGAGTATTCACATAACTGCATAATGCGTTTTTGTGCTTCTTCAAGATGATATTTTTTCAATAAATCTTCCATTCTGTTATTAATCGTTTAAAATCATTTTATTATCTTCGGTGATAAGGATTGCGCTATTCTCGGTACGTTCAATTAAGCCCTTATCTTTCTTTTCAATTTTAACTTGACGTTCAGGAATTTCAACGTCTTGACCTACGATTTTCTTTATTTTTTCAATATTCTCGTTCATATTTTCAACATTTTGTTCATTATTTTCAACTACGGGTTTGGTTTCTTTCTTTCTACGAGGTTTCCTTGTTGCCTTTGGTTTCTCTACGCCATCAAGGTCTTTTTCCTCAGCAACATTTGTCTCCACTACAGAAGGAACATCCATTTCAGGTGCAGAAACTTCAATCTTGTTAAGAATCATACTATTTCTTACCGGACGTATTAATTTTCTGCGACCATGTTTGCTTATAAATCTTTGTGACATAATATTATAGTTATAAGAACTTTATTTATAATAAATAGTGCGGATTAAACGAAATATTCAAAAAGTGGGAGCATATAATGTATGTTATCACCTATAATTCGTCTTATTTCATCATCAATGAATGATAAACCATTGATAATTTTGTTATTAGGATTAGATTTTATCTTGTTTATTATCTTACTTTTATCAATTCCACAATATTCGCATAAAGACAAAGAAAGACCAAAAACACACCTGTATTTTTTCGAATAGATAAAAACAAAATTAGCACCAACAGTAAAAAAACATAATTTTTTATCATTACTGTTAATATAGGTTATGAAATTCTTTATCTTGGTTAGACTATAACAAATAAAACTAACATATTCATACCTTATGTCACTTAATTTATTTAAAATCACATCTTTTTTGAAGTTGTATATATCTTCAATGTGTTCTTTTCTTTTT